GTTTGCCCAGTATTTATTGGCGGCCTCTGCGAATGTGGACACGCTTGTAAGCTATGTATAGTCGGTGAATGTAAACACGGAAACGCAGTTTTAGAGTATGGGCGTACCCCTCCCATCGTAACAGAAGAGCCCAGAAGCTATACTTACTCTTCTGAAATGGCTAAAGAGATAGCCGGAAACAGTCCAGAGTACCTCCAGATGGTGGTACCTCAAGATTTTGACAAGTTAGCAGACGCTGTGATTAGCGCATTCGGGCTCTCAGCCCCAATACGTGGTCAAATCCTCGACCGCGCCAGAAGCTTAACCCTGGGTGATAGGAATCAAGTGCATGGCGATCCTATCCCCATGATGCGGAAATTCATGGAATTGGCAAAACCCTTGTTTGACGCCGATGTTCCTGATGAGGTTAAGGGCGCGCTAATACTCGGGGCTTATAAGACAGCTCGTGTATTGCATAACGCGAACCATCGTGATAGTTTTGAGGACCTGTGCGCGTATGGCGCCATTGAGGGGGAAGCCGCAGCACGATGTAAAGCGTCCGATGGGAAAGAAGACTCAGAGCCCCTGAAAGAAGCTCTTTGAAACGTTGCTGATATGTAGGAAGTAACGTTCCTTTAACACACTCCACAACAAAGTGTCGCAGACCACGACACTGTACAACAATGCACAACAAACAACCCGGAGATCATTGATAAATCTGCAACACTAAGCATTGCCCACCTGGACAATATCCGATAAAATAGTACAGCGTAGAGAAGGTAGTACATAATTTTGAACAAGCATGAACTAGCCATGCGGTTTCATCGGCTTGGCTTATATACTTTTCCCGTTCGCTATGTGAAAGATGGCAACGGAAAATTTAGCAAAAAGCCCGTGGTCAAGTGGCGAGATGCTGAATTACCAAATAATGCCATCGCGTACCAAGAGTATGGTGTGCGCCTCGACGCCCGGTATCTAGTGGTCGATGTAGATATCAAAGACGGCAAAAAGGGCAACGATACTTGGTGGAAAATGGTTTCTCTGCTAAAAGATCCCTCCATGGTTAATAAACATGCTGAACGTTTGATATGTGGGACTATGTCGGGCGGAACTCATCATTTCTTTAAGTTGCCTCCAGGCACTAGAATTAAAAAGAAGGTTGATGGATTCCCGGATATTGACTTCCTGAGTGAGGGAGCCTATATCGTTGGACCCGGAACTAATTTCGGCACCGGAATGCCGTATGCGATTGTCAGCGGTGCTATTGATGATGACTATATTCCAGACTGCCCCGAAGAGTGGCTGGTCTATATAGTGCAACGCGAAACCGAATTGCGGGTCGAAGCAAAAGATTTCACTAACACTTCCGCAGCTTTAAGACAGTTCAGAGATTATTGCGCATCAGCGCCAGCCGCCGTTGAATATCACAACGGGAATGATACCACTTATAAAGTTGCGTGTACAGCCAGGGATCTTGGAATCGACGATGAGCACTGTTTTAAGATCATGTGGGAAGTATATAATCCCCGTTGCCACCCACCTTGGGATGCGGCAGGGATCGAAACCGTTATCCAAAATGCCTACGCTTATGCTAAAGGAGCGGCAGGCGGTCAAGACTATTCGGAGCTTCTCTTAACAGAAGCCGCACAAGAAGACTTAAACGATTCTGTAGAGGAAGGGGGCTACAAGTGGGATTACAACAGAAACGGAATGCCAAGGGCTAACAATGAGAACAATGTCATTTGTTACCTCACAGCAAAGAATAAGGGGGATTTTCAAAATGAGGTTTGGGGGGCGTTTCGGTATAATGCCTTCACTGAAAGCGTCGAATACTCAATCGCCCCACCGTGGTATAACCCGCAAACGGCTGCAAAAAGCGGTAAAATCGATGTTCCAAAATACATAACGCCAGATGAAATTGGAAAGCTAAAGCATTATCTCTTTCAAAAGTATGGCTATAATGCTGAAAGGCAGACTATACGCCACGCAGTAGATTTTGTAGCACGGCAATATAAATACCACCCAATCCGATCTTGGTTACGTAGTTTAGTTTGGGACGGAATACCAAGGCTAGATGACTGGTTAATTGCGTATTGTGGTGCGCCAGATACGCCTTACGTTAGGGCAGTTGGGCCTAAGGTTCTTATTGGCGCTGTAGCCCGCATTATGGATCCCGGTTGCAAGATGGATTACACCTTGATTTTAGAGGGAGATCAGGGCGTTGGTAAAAGTACGGTCTGTCAGATTTTAGGTGTTCGTCCTGAGTGGTTTGCCTCAATGCGGCCTGACATCGACAAGGATGCGCGCCAAGTGCTTTCCACGAAGTGGATAGTGGAGTACGCAGAAATCGACGCTCTGGGGCAACGTGAGGCCAGTCAGGTAAAAGCCTATATGACAACAAGCGTCGATACGTATCGGGCTCCCTATGATACTCAGCCGAGGGATTACCCCAGACAATCCATTTTCATCGGGACGGTCAACCCCACTGCGTCAATGGGGTATTTGAATGATCCAACTGGTAGCCGTCGTTTCTGGCCGGTTCGAGTGACGGACATTGACCGCATTGGGCTAAAACGTGATATAGACCGGCTTTATGCAGAAGCGTTTGCACGGTACAACGCAGGTGAATTAGCTTTCGTTACTGAAGGGGTTAAAGAATTATTTGAACTCGAAAGTGAATTAAGACAGGATGTTGATCCATATGTTGGGCTTATAAAAGCCTATTGGATTGCTAATCCAGATATAGGGCTGGTTAGCATTCAGAATATAGCAGTGAACGTATGCAATATAAGGCTAGAAAACTATGATAAACGGGCTAATAAAAGAGTAAAAAATGCTCTAGGGTATCTAGGGTGGAGAATTACCGGACAGTATAAAGACAATGCGCGCCCACCATTGGATAGAAATGTTGCATTCTTAGATAAATTTTTACCGAAATTACCTCAACACGTTCAAGAATTACGTCAATCTCTGAAATACCCAAAGGCGTTAAAGTACGCTGATCTCCATCGTCTATGGGATATGGGCGTCTTATCCAATTCGGACAAGCAAAGATTGTCTCGTACATTGCGTGAGCAGGAAGGCGTAAAAGTATATTGGGACACTAAAGACAGAGTTTCTAAAGTCCTAATTAAGCCATTGGTTGAGGAGTATGAGTTTTGAAAGCCCTTAAATTATTCCCATACCAAGAGGAAGGCGTTGATCATTTATGTTCATCCCTCAAAGCATCGTACCTTGCCGATAAGCCAGGGCTCGGAAAAACCATTCAATCCTTAACGGCTGCAAAGAGACTCGGCGCAAAAAGCATATTGATATTGTGCCCAGCTTCAATTGTCAGTCAGTGGCAAGAACATGTGAGAGATTGGGGTAATGCAAGAGTTGTATCGTATGACTCTATCGCTATTGGAACCATTACCGAAGATGAAAAAGACGCATTAAAAATGCACAAGATGGCATTAAAAGCATTACAAGACAAACCCTTTACTTACGATGCTGAATGGAAAAACTCAGTACAGTTTCATTCAAAGAAGATTAACTCCATTACTCGCGTTATGCAGCGTAAAGAAAAGGCTAAAGCGCTCAGAAAGGCCACACGCAATGCAGCTCCTTATGACGTTATTATCTGTGATGAAGCGCATTACCTTAAAGAACGTGACGCTCATCGGACGAGTTACGTGTTTCGTCCTGACTATGGGCTTGTCACACTCGGAAAAAAGATAATGCTACTGTCTGGTACACCTATGTTAAACCGTCCGGCTGAACTGTACCCGGTTTTAAGAGCGTGTTACCCAGAAGCACTCCATGACTGCCCCAACTTTGAAGCATACGGATACAAATTCTGTGATGCGAGCTGGGGATTCAATGGTTCTACGGAATTCAATGGCTCTTCAAACAGTGAGGAACTTGGAAACAGACTTAAAGGTTTTATGTTGGCAAGAGGACTAGAGGTTTTAGGGGATAAAATACCCGGTGTAACCTATATAGATCAACCGATTAGCCTGGACCACATGATTGATGATGCAGAACACGTCGCAACAAGAAGACGGTTGACAGGCGAAGCGAAAGTTGATAAGCTAATTGTAGACATTAGAAGCGTATCAAATAACGTTCGGAAACTGGTAGTTTTCTATTACCATGAGTCCGTTAGGATTGCCCTACAAAGAGCTTTCCCCCATTCGCCTCTCATTAAGGGTGGTTTAACAAGCTTTCAGAAATCGCAAGAGATCGAAAAGTTTGTGAAGCTTAACTCTGAAGTGATGCTGGTACAGATTGGTGCGGGCGGCGTCGGCTTGGATGGATTACAGTACGTTTGCAATACCGGATATATTGCTGAACTAGATTGGACCCCCGCGCTTGAAGAGCAAGCCGTTGGGCGGTTGCGTCGGCTCGGCCAGACGGAACATGTAACTATCTATCGGCCAGTGGGGACAGACCGAGGGATTGATGAGCATATAGATAAGATGAACCAAAAGAAGAGCGTGGTTATTCAGGATATCTTAATGCACGTAACCCATAATAGCGTAGAGAAGGAGAACATTATGAGTGATGAACAGGTGGTACAGCTTTTGCGTATTGCGGATGCGCTTGAAACACTGGTGGTATTACAAGGGGGAGAGGAAAGCCCCGCTAAACCTGCGAAAACTGGTAAGAAAGACGTTAAAGAAACCAAAACAAAGAAAGCTACTTTGACTCATGCAGAGGCATTGGCACTTATTAAAGCCGAAGCCAATAGCGATCCAGCTAAAACAGAAGCCAAGATGACCGCATACAGACAAATGTGCGACGATTGGGGTTCAAAACTGGAAGGCGTAGAGGACGCTGAGCGTGAGAAATTCACTGAATCTGCAATCTCCATTATGAAAAAAGCTGGTTCTAAACCCCAAGAACAAGAATTTTAAGACTTCGACGCTGGAGAAGCGCACGGAACCTGTGTAGCGCGTAGGCTTTGCCTATGGCGAAGTGGTTCGGCTGGCTAGCTATAGCCATTTGTATTGTTGAATATGGAAGCGTAGAGAAATGCCTAGCCTGATTAATTACCCAATCCCTTTTAAGGAGCTAACGAATCCGGTAGCCCGAGTCGTTTTGAGAGACGATTCAGAGAACGTTTTTAAGGTTGAAAACGTTAGCGCCATTACTTTTGTTGGGATAAGCAATTTTACTTTTTTGCATATCGTATGCAAAGAATGTGAACACTATTTCGACGCCCATAATGTTGCTTACTTTGCGGTAGGTAACGGACCCAACCCTAAACAAGAACAGCAAAAGACCACTCAAAATACATGTCAGGGGGAAAAACCTGTTGAAGGTTCTTTCAGATACCCTGACGGCAAAAACGTTCACTTTGTAGTGTTCGGTATTTAGCGATGGTTTTACTGGAGGAGCATAGTACTTTTGGGGGCTCAAGCGCAAAGAGATGGGGTCAATGCCCCGGCTCTATAACCTTCGCTTCCCAAACGGGCCCCCACCCGGCCACATCTGAGTACGCAGAGGAAGGCACATTAGCCCACTCAGTTGCGGAAAAAATCTTATCCGGGTGGGCTCCTCCATCCCATATCGACCAAGATATGGTGCGCTACGGGCGGCAATATGCCGCTGGTGTCAATATGTACAAAGATCTGTACGGTGCTTTAGGCATAGAAGTCGAAAAGAAAGTTATATCAAACCGATATCCCGACGTTGGAGGAACGATTGATGCGCTCATTGATGCGCGGAGAGCAAGAACTATTGTTGTTATCGATTATAAATATGGAGCAGGAATCCCCGTTTCGCCTGTCAAGAACGAACAGCTCATGTTTTATGGAGCTTTGGCCTTGGAGTCTCTTCTGCAGCA